GCGGCCGAGTTCGCGGTAGAGCAACAGATTGACCGAATCGCCGGCGATACTTCTGACCCTACGCATTGACGAACTCCGACAATTGGATGGTCCAGCTATTCAGCATCGCAGTGCCGTCATCGATGATGTCGGACTGGGTCTCCGACACACTGTCAATGCGCCACAGCCCCCAGTTGCGGCCGATGCCGTCGACCAATGGCAGCGGCACGCGCAACGCCTGCAACGCACGCAATTCGTCGAGGCGCTCCATGGCTACCGCGTACATCGATTTGCCGGAAATACTCAGCGTTTCCAGACCTTGTCCGGTCTGGCTGGATTTCGGTTTGCTGGTGAGAATGTTCAGGTCAACCCAACCGCCACTCGACGAGCGGACCAGGCCGCTGTAGGCGAAGTCTCTGGACAGCCCGAAAATGAAGCTGCCCAAGGCCATTTGTTGTCGCATCAAACACCTCCATCGGTGAGCGCCGCGTCGCGTCGCGCGGCGAGTGGATTGCCCATCATCAGCGGCATGAATTGCGCGTGGAGCGTCTGCTGCACAAGTTTGGCAATCTGCCGCGCCTGCGTCGGGTCCTGGCCGCTGATGTTGATCACGGGCGCAAAGGTGATGTGGCGGTTATTCGCCTGCGCGCCAGCGAGGTTCTTGCTCATTTGCTCGGGCGGTGCGAGGCGATTGACCGGGCTGACGAGTTTGTCGCCCAGCCACGAACCGACTTGCCTGCCGCCAACGCTGCCGCCGAGCCCGCCCAGCACCCCGCCGACCAAACCGCCGACGGCAGTCATCGGGCCGGGGAAAATGAACGTGCCAATCGCGGCGCCGGTAGCGGCTCCGGCGTAGAAACCTGCAAGCCCACCGACCGCCGAACCGACGCCCCCGCCGACCAGACTGGCGTCCTTGTTGCGGATGCCCTTGGCCACGTCGATACCCGAATCCACCAGCATCAGCGGGGTTGCCAGCGGACCAGCGACGCGACCGATGCGGCTCGATTGACTGATCAAGCTTCGACCGGCACTGGCCGTCATGCCCGCGTAACGGCTGCTGACCACGGATTTGAATTGCTCGGCGGTTGCCGTCGCCCGGGAAACGCTCGAGTTGTACGCGCTGCTGATTTTTTCAGTAACGAAACCGCTCATCGAGGCAGCGCGGCTCATCAGCCTGCTGCCGAGGCCGGGTGGTTTTTTGCCTTGAGCCTTGCCAGAACCGTCGTCGGCGCCCAACCAGCCCTTGACCGTGTCGAGCATTTTCGCGGTCTTGAAACTTGCGGCGCCGACGACCAGTGCCCCAGTCACCACCGGAAACATCTCGGCGAAACTACTCAGGCTATTGGTGGCCGCGCCGATGGGTAGCAGCAGGCCATTGAACAGCGGCAATACGCTGTCGCCGACCGAGATTTTCAGTCGTTGCAATTGCGCGTTGAAACCGTCCCAGTGCGCTTGCGAACTCTCGGCCCGGATCTGCGCCGCTTGTTGCACCGCGCTGTTATCGACGCCTTCAGAAGTCGCGTAAGTTTGCTTCTTGGCGACCAGCGTGAAGGCGCGCTCGACTTCGCTGACGTTCTGCAGCAATTGCACAATCGGCTTGTCGACGGAAAACAACTGCGTGGCGAGCCCGGAGCGTTCGGCGGCGGGTTGTGCCTTCAATGCCTGGAGCACGGAAATGATGGTCTGCGGGGCACGTTCTTGCATGCCGCTGGCAAGCAATCCTGGATCGAGCCCCAGTTGCGTCCACGCCGCTTGCTGGCCTGGGGTCTTCGGCTCACCCGACGCCAAGGTCGTGGTGATTTTCTCCAACGCGACTCCCGCATCAGTCGTTTTCACCCCGGCATTGAGCAACGCTGCCGAGAGCGCCGCAGCCTGTTCGGGCGTCATGCCGGCATTGGTTGCAGCCGCTCCGTAATGACTGAGGATCGAGCCGATATCGGCCTCCGATGCGCTCATGTTTCTGCCGAGCACACTCGTCGCGTCGGCAAGGTCTTGCGTTTGCGGGCGATCGAGATTCATCGAGGTGCGCCAGCCGATCAACAGCTCCGAGGCATCCTGCACATTCAGCTTGAATGCCGACGCAGTAATCGCCGCGTCGCGGGTGAACTCGACAATTTTGTCCTGTCGCTTCAGCGTATCGACGTTTCCGTAGGCGTCGCGCTGGTCGTTACCCACACCAGCCTTGGCCGCCGCGATCTCGACATTGGTCAGATCCACCGCGCTCGCTTTGCTCGGGGCGACCAATCGCTCACTGGCCATTTTCTCGTTGGTGATCGCCAGTTCCCGGCGCTGATCACCTTCAAACTTGATCACCAATGCCAGATCGGCCATGGCCGCGTCGAGATTGATCGCGGGCCGCAACGGCGCATAAGGTTGATTGTCACTGCCCGCGCTTTTGCTGCTCAGGTCAGCGCCAGCGCTCGAACCGTCCGTAGGACCAGGCTTGTCGTTCATCCCTTGCAACAACGAACGTTGCGAGGTGAGCGTGGTATTGAGGGATTCCAGCACCGCGCGCAGCTGTCCCTGCTCTTTGGTCAGCGCGTTGATTTCCTGACTCGCCCCGGCCAGCGCCAGACTCAACCCGGCGAACCCCTGCTGCGCATCAGGGGCAACCATGCCCGAGGTATCGGGCGGCGCCAGATCGGCGTTTTTGCCAGCGCCATTCAACGCCCAGGCGTCTTGATCGACTGCGCTGAACTTGAGCGAATAAGTGTCTTCCGCCATCTCGCTCTACTCCTGTTTGAGGCCAAGGCGAGTAACCGCGATGTCGTAGCGGCGCAATGCCTTGCCAGCGTCCCACTCCAGAATCTGCGCTTCACTTACCGGGTAAATGAGCGGCACCACATCGAGGATTACTTCGATGTCGCGCTCTGAAAGAAGGCCGCCGGTTTGTTTAAAAAATCGTCTATGCGCACCTGCAACTGAGTCCAGTCAGGCACGGTCAACAGGTCCAGATCGGGCAGCATCAAGCCAGTGCAATGCGCGGTAATGAATTCGGCGCGCTCCTTGGCGGTCTTGAGTTTTTTCATCGCTTTGGTTGCACGCAGCACCGGCATTTCCAGGCTCAGCGTGGTCATGCTGCGACCGCCCGCATTGAGTGGTTGGAGCAATTGCACTTGATCGGGATCAGGCGATTGCGCGAGGGCTGATTTGTCCTCGGCTGCGCTGGCCTGCTGCAGGAAATGCGAGGCCGGACGCGTCGACATTTCGTGCACGTACTGGGCGATGCTCACGTAGTCCGGGCGTTTGAGCTGATCGAGTTCCTTGACCGACAAACCGCTGGCCAATTTCGCCAGTTCGAAAAACTGATCGTCCTCATCGTCACCGGCGCGGGCCAGAGCGTCTTTTTGCGCGGCGTAAAACAACGGTTTGAGTTGGATCTGGGTGATCTGCGATTCGTCGTCAGCGGTAATCGGCGACAGCAGCACATGCGTGGGAGGTATCCAGGACATGAAGGGATTCCTTGGTGGATCGTGGGGAGGTATCGCGCCATACCGCTCAATCAAAGTGCGCTTGTGGAAGCGAGCATGCTTGCGAAGGCTTGGCCTCATCCGGCAGCGATGTGTCGGGCACGGCGCTACCGCGAGCAGGCTCGCTGCCACAGCTTTTGCGTTTAACCGGCGGTGGTGGCGCGGATCAGGTCAGCAGCACCGCGCGGCGGGCGTCGCCGAGAATGTCGACGCCGTTGAGCATGAACTTTTGCGTGCGCGCGTCGATGTCGATCACCGGGATGCCGTTCTCGATACGGTTATAGGTGCGGCAGCTGAGGGCCAGCGCAAAAGTCTGCTTGTCAGTCATGCTGATGGTCGATTCGGTCATCGATTTCAGCTTGCCGCCGACGGTGTGGTAGATGAACCAGGTTTTGCCATCCTGGTCGGTGCCGGCTTCACGCACGCTCAGCAGGATCTCCTCGCCGAGTTTCACACCGAGCGCCAACATGATTTCCGGACCCGCGCCTTGCAACGTCAACGTGGCGGTCAGCGCGGTGGCGCTCTTGATCATGTCCTCGGGGATAAAGCGTCCGGACGCCATCGGTTCCATGATGAAGTCGACCTTCGGCGGGATAAAACTTTCCACCGTCGTCGACAACGGCAGGCCCTGCAGGGTGGCCGCAATGGCCTGTCTTACACGGTTGGTAAACATTAGAGAACATCCTCCAGGAACTGCTCGATGATTTCATCGCGGGCGTTGAGTT